CTTCTGATTCTATTTTTTCTTTTAAAGTTTTAGATATCAATCTATTAATTGATGATGGGTCTATATCATTAGTTTCACAATAATGTAAGACTGCTTGCATGTGAGACATTTCATAATTTTTAATAATCTGTTCTATTTCTAATTCAAATGTTCTTTGTGTTTTAAATGACATTTTTACCTCTAGTGGTGGTTTTTATGTTGCCAAGGAAACCACCAAACTCCCGCTACTTCTTTTAAGCAGCTAATTGATAATTAATGTTATCAGTTATCTTAACATAACCCTTTCGTATCGCAATCGAACCCAGAACGCCCCCTCATATAATTAATAATTCATGGAGGCGGGAGAAATCGAATCTCCGTCTTACCATATTACTTAATGGATTATTTCATTATTTATTATAACTTATTTTTTATCGTTTGTCAAGTATGCTTGAAGGGACTGGGATTCGAACCCAGAATTTTTGTGTGCGACACAAATGGTTTCCCTAATTAGCCTACCCCCTCAAGTATCTAATTCGCAGTAAGACCTTGTGCATTATCTTTAAGAGAATAAACTTTTAAAGCATCATCTAATAAATGTAAATAATCTTTTTTATTTTTAATAAACTCTTGGACAGTTCCATCTTCAGTTACAACTAAAATAGCAATCTGGTCTATATTCATTCCTGTTCTTTCTTCAAACATTTCAGAATATGCTGTTGCTTGTATATAATAGTTTTCATTCCACTCATCATTTCGTTCACTTCTTGATGTTTTAAAATCAATAATAGTAGGAACATCTTTATATTTTGCAATACAATCCACTCTACCAGCAACCATTAATCTATCTGACCATAATGTTGTTTCTTGTGCATATATATTATCAATATTTTGTAAAACTTCTTCTTTTAATCTATTGAATAAACAATATCCAAGAAAATGTCTTTGTGAATGTTTTTCAAAATCGGTTGGATTATAAATGTGTTTATTCATTAAATAATCTTCACACATCTGATGAACAGCAGAACCTCTACTAGCAGAAGTTCTAGTAATATGATTTGCTACTTCTTCTCCAACTCGTTTTCTCCATTCGAATAATCCCTGTTTACCTCGTTGAGATAAAACTGTAGTTATAGATGGATAAAGAAGTTTCTTCGGTGTTACATAGTATCGTTTTCTATCTACATTTTGTGTTGAAAGTTCGGGAACATATTTTATTTCCCTTTTAAATTCATATATTTTTTTCATTATATTAACATCCTATATCAATAATATTTTTTTTTATTAACCAGTAGCAAGTCCTAGTTTAATTTTATTAATTAAATAATTTCTAACAAATCCAGAACGAACTATATCACCTAAATTATATTCAACTAATGTGAATTCATCCATTTGTTCAAGCACTCTAGTAAAATCTAAAATACCATTTTTTTCTTGTGTCCTAACTAAATCACTTTGGTCTACATCACCACAAAAAATAATTCTACTATTTTGTCCAACTCTTGTTATAATAGTATCTAACTCATGAAAATTTAAATTTTGACATTCATCTACAACAATAATAGAATTATCAAAAGTCAATCCTCGAAGAAAGGAAGTAGAAAGAAAATATAAACTTTGTTGTGTTTTTAATCTATCATATAACGAACTGAACGCATCTTCATTTGGTTGTTCAAACATAAATTGTACCATATTCTGATAGACAGTTTGATATAAAAGTGTTGTGTCATTTTCTTTATTAGGAATGAATGATTCATCTTTTGTTGTCAGTAATGAACGAACAAGACATACTCTATGGTATGGACTTTTTAAATCTAAAACTTCTTTAAGTGCAAGGTATAATGCAACAAAAGTTTTTCCAGTTCCAGCAGCACCATATTGAAAAATATTTTGTCCTTTTTTAAATGCGTCAAATGATACTTTCTGATTATCTGTAACTGGTTTTATTTTAATTAATTGTGAATCTGTAATTTCTTTTACTTTCTTTTTTTCTGGCATTATTTAATTACCTCTATAAAAAAAGGGATTGTCATGTAACAACCCCCCATTGATGCATGAGCCGAGGGATTTCAAAAGCTTACAAACCTCTTTTGATGATACTTTAATATCTAAGGTTGTGCTGAAATTTCTAGCTCGTATCATTATCATATTTATATTATTTCTTTTCTTTCGCTTGTTTAATTGCGTGTTCTTTATACACTCTTTCACCTTTTTTTTGTTTAAGTGTCTTGTTATTTCCATATCTATCTGCAAGAGCACTATTCGGGTGTGCTTCTGATATCTTTTGTAATGTTTCTTTCCATCCCGTATCCATTTTTTGTTCTGTGTTTACACCAGATACAATTGCTGGAGCAGCAGGTGCTATTTGAATATGTGGATTTTCTTTTATATATTCTTCCATTTCTGAAATCGACATAAAAAGTTCTTCCATTTTATTTGTATTTGTATTTAAAAAATCATAAGTAGGCAAAATTATATCTCCACATTTTTAATATATTATACTTCATTTAGTTAAGTTTGTCAAATTTTTTTCATGCTTTTCAAGCATCTCAGTTAATCCACATTTTCTATCACCATACATAGGCACATATTCTTTTGTCCAATCTTCTTTTGCCCATTTTAATGATTCACACATACGTATAAACATTCCAATTTCTCTACCATGTGCTTCTACTTCCCACGGCAAATCATAATAATCTACTCCTTTAGTATCTATCACAGTATCTTTCCATTTATATCTATTTGCATCTCTTACATATTCATACATCTCACCTTTTGTCCATTGTTTAAGATGCACGAGTTCGTGTGCTAATGCTATAAGTTTGCTTCTAAGTCTTACTTGATTGTCTATATTAATAGTAAATTTTTTTGGTCTACGAGTTTCAAATTCGTCATTCCATACACATTCTCCTTCTATTTGTTGTTCTTTAAAAAGAGTATCGCTATAAGAAATGGAAATTGAAAGGTTAGATTGAAGTCTTTTAGAAAGAAGATGGTCAAGATACCATCTTACAGATTGTTTAGTTTTTATTTTAGTTTTGGTATCACAACCTCTTATAGATAATCTCATATTGAAATTATTTATATGGTAAAATTTATGGTATTTTTTTGTGAATGAAAATGGAGCTCTGTGGGTACAAAGCTCCACTAACCGATTAGTGGGTATTATAACCCAAAAACTTTATGGGTTTTATAACCCATAAACGGATTCTAATCCCGCTTTAATGATAGATTGACTTGGTGTGCCAATTCTATATGAAGTACCGTCTGCAGCTTTGTTTGCATACACACAATATCCTCGTCTTCTAAAACCGTCAACGACAGTTCTTGGGGACTTGAAACCATATCTTTTCTGAACAGCTGTCCAAGAAATAGATTCGCCTCTAAGAAGCGCTTGTAAGAACTTTGCAGTTCTTGTCATAGTTTGTCTTGCCATGATATAATCACCTTGCAACTCAAATTTGTTATTTTATACTAGGATAAAAACCCGTTGCTATATTTTTACCCTAGTTGTTATATTTCGTTTATTATGCATATATTATAACATATAATAAACAATTTGTCAAATATTTACTAATCCTTTAACATAAAGTTGTCATTCCAATTAAATGCTTCTTTGCAAACTGGAATTGATAGTCCTTTATAAGCTCTACCCAACTTTTTATCTTTTGCTTGTACAACCAAGTTTGCTTCACTAGCACTCAATCCTTCTAACAATTGAATAAAAAGTGATTCTCTACGTGATTGAACAATATTAGGTCTAGCAACAACACCAAGAAGTGATATAAAATTATCAAGAGTTTTATATTCTTTATGTAATCTTGTGTGTTCTGTGCCATCTGGTGCATCATTCGGGATATAAGGTACATTACCCTCTGGTAATAACCATTCTACATCTGGGTCGAAATTAGCTCTTAAAAACCAACGTAAACCAGCACTATTGTGTTTTTTTAAAATCGCAACCTTTTCGTCTTTAGTTTTTGCTTTGTGTACTCGTTCAAAAATTTCATGAAAGAGTGGAACATATGTTTCTGTAACCATAATTAAAAATCTCCTAAATTATTTGTCAATTCTTTTAACTTATTATTTATAAAGTAATTTATAAGGTTTTTTCTATCACCCAAAATAGGTGTTGTCTTATAAGTTTCTTTAATCTTATCTTTAAGGTCTTGTGGTATTTTAGATAAATCTACTAATGTAGTATTTCTATGATAATTTCTTTTTGCTTGTTCATTAGGTGCAACATCCATAAAATCATGTTCTACCCATGATTGTATTTTTTTTTTCGTAAGTGGTTTTTGTCTAATCTTATCTACGAAAGAATTATCATCAGAAAGAACATTTGGGATTCCATCACTCCTATCACCTTTGATAATATGTTCTTTTAAATATAAATCTGGATTTTTATCTTTCAACATTTTCTTTTGAACAGGATTCCATTGTTTTACATTTTTATATTTTTGTAATTGAATAAAATCTTTATCACCAGAAACAATCATAATATTTTCTTTTTGTGATTCACAAATAGTTGCAATAATATCATCTGCTTCTGCACCATATACTTCTAACATTTTATATGGAAAATTTTCTCTAAGTTCTTCTTTTAATGCATTAAGTGTATTGAAAATAGTGTTCCAATCAAAATCACTAGATTCTCTCATTTTCTTACGATGAGATTTATATTGTGGAAAAACGTCTTTTCTCCAATAGTGTTTACTATCATAACATAAAACTAATTCACCATAATCTTCTACAAATTTAATTCTATATGTACGAATAGAATTCAATACCATATGTCTAACTAAATCTGGATTGACTTGTAAATCTTTTGATTGACCTATCTGCATCATTAATGAAGATAAAGTTACTTGATTCATATCAACTAATACCATAATTATTCCTCTTTTAAAATTTGGTCAAAATCTTTATTATTCAATTGTGATAAATCAAACTGAGAATAAACCTTCTGCGTTTGTTCATTTACAGTTGATGTCATTGCCATATCCGATAAAACTTGAATAGGATGAAAAAAACCAAAATGTCGAAGTATACAAGATTTTAAAGTTTCATTTACTAAACCAAAATCTTTTATAAAAACATCTTTTTCTTTATCTGAAACTTTGTTTTCATCAAGAACACGAAGCGTTTGTACTATAATCGACTGTGTTATATCTTCAGCAAACATCAAGTTATATCTTAACTGACTAGTTTCTTCCATTTCTGGAACTTTAACATGAGTTTTCCACGGCCCTTGTATCACATTATCATCTGTCATTTTCTATAGTTTCCTTTACTCATACCTTTTTTTGCTTGTGTCTTTTTTTGTCGTATAATCGCAGCGGCTTTTTTCATTCTGCGTTTTTCACTAGGTTTCACATAATGTTCTCGTTTTTTCAATTCAAACATCAAACCATCTTTTTGTATTCTTTTCTTTAAAAGTCGCAATGCTCCTTCTACGTTATCATTTCTTACATCAATAGTGTAAGAATCTAAATCTTCTTTTGTGTGTGTTTTTTTTATCATATTATACAAATATTATAACATAGAATGAACAATTTGTCAAATATTTACTGTAAAACCCTGTTTTTATTGGGTTTTTTGGGATTATCTTTTTTATCTGTTTTATCATCATCTCGTTCTTTAATCGCTTTATAGTAATAGTGTTCACCTAAATCTTGAAGTATCATCAAAATATGAGTTAAAAATGCTCTTAATTTTATATCATCTTGATAAGTTTCATAGATATATGGGTTTAATTTGTGGAAACTATCACTAAGTTTGTGATAAGATTTTTCAATATTTAATTCTTCACTATCAATAGGAATATCTAATTCATCTAATCTTTCTAATTGCTTTATATTTTCTAATAATCCCTCTTCATATGGTCGTTCAAACTCTAGTAATAATCCTCTTAATAATCCATCTTTATTGAAATGTTCCTTAATGTAAACTTTAATATCTACAAAATGCTTTCGAAGAGATATGAAACTTCTCTCCAATTCTTGGTGGTTCATTCTCTTTTTTTGTTTTCTATTTGTATCATCCTAACTATCCAATCTTAACACCCCTATTTTATAATTTAAATTGTGTTTATTTTCTTTATCTACTTCTTCGTAGAAATAAGGTTTGCTGCCAGCAATCTGGAGATTTTCTAAACTTTTCACAATTTCTTCAGCGTGCTCTTTTCCCTTATCATCCCAATCGCCGATTTTAATCTCTTCGCCTTCCCAATCATATTCTAATTCTGGGGATTGTCTACTACAATAATCTTCTAATATTTCTTCAAAATCTTGATAAAGTGTATCAAATGATTTTTCATCTGTTAATGGTGTCATAATAGTTCTCTCCTTTAATTGAAGTATCATACTAATATTATAACATATTCTCAAAAAATTGTCAATAGTAGATATATTTATAGGAAAATCCCAGAAAATGGGTATAAAATTGGAAATTTTAAGGTGTTTTAGTTGTTGTTAGTTGCCTAATGGGTTACTAACTTTCAATTTCAACTCAGACATTTTAGCATCTACTACTTCAATTGTTTTTCGTAGAACTTCATTTGATGTTTCTAAGTCAGCAACTCTTGCTTCAAGTTTTTCTACAGCATCGCTACCTTGACTTTTTTCTATGCCATCCAATCTTGCGTTGAATTGTCCCCACGCTACAAATCCGCCTCCTAATGTAATAACTACACCAAGTATTACGGCAT